TGCCAGTCCCGCCGCCGTTCCCGCCGCCGATCCCGTTCCCGCTGCCCCCGCAGCCGCACCCGTGGCAACGCCGCCGGGCTACACGAACCTCGGCAACTACGGCTATGGCGGCCCTGACATCCTGGGCACCAGCACCCGCGCTGATGGGAAGCTGAACAGCTTCACCAACGTCGCGCCGTCGCGGCTGCGCGCACCGAAGGATCAGACGGAGAACATCAACGCGATCTTCGACCGCATGCGGCACGAGCGCGGCACTGACTGGTGGGCGCGTCACGGTGCGAGTCTGGACGCACAGCGCGCTGGGTTGCTGCTGGAGAACCAGCGCAACCTGACGCAGAACCGTGGGCAGGACCAGATGGCCCAGGCCGCTGATGCGTCCGCCCAGCTGCGCGCCGCCGAGCAGAACGAGAACGCCGTTCAGTCCCGGCTGCGCCAGGCTGCCAGCGCTGGACAGCTCGGGTCGTCCATGATGAAGGCCCTCATGGACAACGACCTGAAGCGCGAAGAGATGGCGCTCAAGCGCAGCTCGATGGCGCAGGAGCACGCTGACAAGCAGGCTGGCCAGTTCGACAAGGCTGTGGACGGCATGTTCATCGGTTCCGACGGCAAGGCTGACGCCAAGCAGGCCCAGGCCTTCCGCCAGTTCCTCGGCCAGTCGAACCTGAAGGTGGACGGCAAGTCGTTCACCAACATGACGCCGCAGGAACGTCTGCAGAACCTGGCCCAGGCCCGGAACATGTTCGACCTGATGCAGCGTCAGAACGCTGGCGCCCGGACGCAGTCCAGCACCTACTCGCCCATCGTCGGCTCGAAGGACGGCTACAGCCTCGGCGACGTGATCCACGGCGACGCCGGCATCTCGGACTACATCCTGTCCAACGTGAGCCCGCTGCGCCAGCACCAGGTCATGGTTGACTCGATGGGTCGTCCGCACATGGCCGGCAACCTGCTCTTCGACGGCGACAAGATCAACGGCGACCTGGCAGCACTGGTCGCGCAGACCCGGAGGTAATGGATGGCTGCTGACGTGAAAGCCGCGGAGTTCGCAGCGCAGCTCCGCAACCACCAATTCGTGCAGAACGCGAAGTCAGCAGCCACGCTGCTGGGGCGAGCCCCCGGCAGCACTGTGACCATCGCGGAGCTGCGCAACCTGCTGAATCAGACGGCAGCGACCTCCTCGGTCCTCGACATGACGGGCATGACCGTCATGATCGACGACCAGGTCACGCTGCAGGACCACCCGGGGATCCTAGGTGGGACGTTCATCGTGAGCAGCTCGACTCAACGTGCAGGCCTGCTGCTGCGCAACGAGGCGAAGCGCGCCGAGGACAAGATGACCTTCATCCTCGGCTCGACCTTCCTCATCCACAACCAGCACAGCTCGCAGGCCGCCGTCATCTACGCCGTGGATGGTCGACACGTGCTCATCGATGAGTGCAAGATCCTCGGCGTCAAAGTGGGTCGCGCGATCTATGTTCGCGGGACGACCGCCATCGCTCGCTCAGCCCCGGCGGCCTACCCCGCAAGCTCGCTGAGCACCGCTGCTGCCGCCTATGCGGCGATCAAAAAACCTGCCTTCCCCGAAGCGGGGAGCTGCAACGTGCATGTGCTGCGCACGCAGATCCACATGAACACGCAGGACGGTGAGGCCATCACCTTCGAGGCGGGGCGCTCGTTCGCCCCGCAGTCCAGCGCGCGCGAGGCCTGGCTCGCCCGCAACGCTACTGCGGTCATCACGGCCCCCGTCTCCATCTGCATCGTGGCGGAATGCGACATCTCCGGCGGACATTATGGCGTGGCCGCCTATGGCGCGGCACGGATCTGGGTGGGCGGGTGCAGGCTTTATCGGCAGGTGCGATGCACCAGCGCTCAGGACACCACGACGGGCTTCCTGACCTATGGGTGCGACACGATCGATCCGAAGTCCACGATGCACCACAACGCATACGGCTCGACGAACTGCAGGTACGCCTTCACCCACGGCGACACAGGGCGGTCCAACGGCGAAGGACTGCTGCAGGCGTATGTACGCTGCCCCGGCATCCAGTTCCTGGACTGCACCGTCAACGCCCATTCGCAGACCTCCTCGCTCTACGCGATCTACAGCGGGGTGGCCTCCGACGTGTCCGCAACCAAGCTGGTGGTCCACGGGTTTTACAAGAAGCAGTTCACCCGCGGGCTCGCGGTCGCCGAGTCGGACTGGATCGACAACAGTAAATCCCCGCAAAGCCGAACCTACGGAGGCACCAACGGGGAACTGAACAACTTCCTGCGCAGCGACGCCGGTACAAGCCTGTCCGTGCGCGACATCCAAGTGGACCTTGATCCCGTGAATGGCTATGAATCGGGGACGTTCGCGGTGATCTGCCCCACGCCGACGGTGTTCACGAAGAAGTTCACCGACGCGCGGATGACCGTCCCGCTCAACCGGATGAACTGGTGTCTGGGGTACACCAACGACAAAGGATGCTCCGTGGATGGGTTCAGCCCGGGCCGGAAGCCCAGCCAGTACGTACCCCATAACCAGCTGAGGATCCTGCCGGTATAATCACCAGATCCGTTTTCATAGGATCTGGTGATGGCCACCTCCCCGCTGCGCACCGGCCTGACTTTCGATCAGGCCCCCACCCCCGAAGTCATCGATCAGGCGTTCGCCCCTCGTTCCGAGGCCGCCAAAGGCCTCGAGCAGGCTATCGCCCAGGGCGAAGCCAACGCTGCCGCCGCCCGCCGGTTCGCCGCCGAACGGGCCGGCAACACTGCAGAGATGGAGCGCCAGGCCGCGCTCCAGTCCCAGTTCGAGCAGACCGCTGCCGCCAACGCCCCGCGCGTGAGCAGTCTGCGCGATGTCCAGACCAAGGGCGACGCCTTCGCCTGGGCTGCCGGCGTGCTGCCGGGCGCCCTCTACAGCAGCGCCCCCTCTGCCCTCGCCGGTGTTGGCGGTGCCCTGCTGGGCCGTGGTCTTGGTTCCGCTCGCCTCGGTGCCCAGCTGGGTGCCATGACCCAGTCGGTTGCCGACGAGCGCGCCGAGGCCCTGGCCAATCAGTACAACGACCCGACCCTCAGCCAGGCTTCAGTCGCCGAGCGCGGCCGCGCCGCAGACTTCAAGGGCCTCGTGGGCGGCGCCATGGAGGCGCTGGTGCCCGGTGCCATCGGTCACAACGCCTTCGCCCCGCTCAAGCGTGGCCTGGGCAACCAGATCGGCAAGGAGGCCGTCGAGGAAGGCCTGACCGAAGCCGCACAGGAAGGCGTCGGCCAGTATGCCGAGCAGATGATCGACCCGACCCGCCAGTTCGATCCGATCAAGATCGCCGAAGCGGGTGCGGCTGGTGCTGTGGGCGGCGCCGGCATGTCCGTCGCCGGCAACACGATCGGCGCTGCCGGCCGGATCCTCACCCCCGCCGCCTACCAGGCGGGGCAGGACGCTGCCGACTGGACGCAGGACAAGCTGGCCGAACTGCGACAACCTGCCGAGTCGGAGTACTCAGTACCGAGTACTACGCCTCAGATGCCCTCCCTGACGGGCGCCCTGTACGACCGCTATGGCCGCCCCTCTGTCGAGGCCGGCATCGAGGCGGTGCGCCAGGTGGCCCCCGAGATGGCGGACAAGCTCGCGCGCGCCATCGAGGCCCCGGTGCAGGCCGCAGGCCGCGGCATCGAGGGCGCCTACGCCATCCGTGACCGTGCCGCCGTCGGCCTGTCCATGGGTCTGCAGGGCAAGGAGCTGCGCGACTTCGCCATGGGTGTGAGCCTGGGCGAATACGCCATGTCGGACCTCGCCGGTGACGCCGCGATCCAGCCGGGCGCCACCCCGGAGGAGACCGAGGCCAACATCAGCCGGTACGATCAGGAGCGGGCGCAGCGCAGCCAGCTCTACGCCCAAAGCTTGGTCAACGACCCCAACGTTGACCCGGAGGTGAAGTCCCGCATCACGCAGATGCACGGCCAGTTCACCGACGCGGACCAGCGCTGGCTGGCGGGCCGTGTGGCCAGCCGTGACAACGCACAGCAGTTCGCTGACTGGGTGCGCGGCAATGAGGCGGCGGAGGCCCAGCAGAAGGCCGGCGAGAAGGTCTTCAACCAGCTGGACACGATGAGCGTGCCAGAGGAGTACCGGATGCTCTCGCTGCTGAATCAGCACGTGAAGCCGGAGGCGTTCGGCGGCGACCTGAGCAAGGTGGCCCCGCACTTCCCGCAGATGTCCAAGATGATGCTGGGCCTGGCGGGCAAGACAGGCAAGCTGACGACGAAGGACGTGGAGAGCATGTTCCGCCTGACGGACGCGCTCCAGTTCTTCAACGACCCGGAAGCCATGGTGCAGGCCGTGGAGCAGATGGCGGCCGAGACCGGCGGCCAGCCGGGCAGTCTGGTGGACCGGGTGCGTGCATTCAGTAACGCCCGCATCGACATGCAGACCGGCCCGCAGAGCTTCCTTGCCAACATGCTGCCCAAGGCTGGCGAGATCACGGAGCAGCAGCGTCTGCAGATCGCCCGCGCCGTGGACATGCACACGGTCGAGCTGGCCGCCCACGGCCGGTCCAAGAAGGCCAAGGCCATCGAGGAGGGGCTCACGAGCATCTTCGGCTCGCCCGCGGCCACCCGTACGGTGCTGGACTACTACGCTGCCAACAACGCTGAGATCAAGCCCCTGCTGAACGAGGAGCTGGTCTACGACGCCAACGAGGGTCAGGGTGAGGCCGAGCAGCTCGACAGCGATCAGGTGGTGGAGCAGGGTGCAGCCGACCGCTCCATCAATGAGCGCGAGGTCAAGGAGGACTTCCACTTCCACGACCCGGTGCGCATGCAGCCGTTCTTCAACAAGCGCGACCTGGGCAAGGGTAAGCGCGACCTGATCGGTCGGATGGACCCGGGCGCCAACATCGAGGAGCGCTCCTACCTGGAGTACCTCGAGCAGAACGGCATCAGCCCGCGGTCGGCGAAGCTGAACCTCGAGGCAGGTCTGAAGGAGCAGATCGAGGAGCACCGCCGCAAGCTGCAGGAAGACAAGGAGTCGCCCGCGCAGAAGTTCGAGCGCCACGAGCGCATCAAGGACCTCGAGAGCAAGCTCAGGCAGCTGTCGGTCTACCGCAGCGACAACGAGGAGGAGCTGAAGAAGGCCCTGGGCGGCCTGACCGTCCTCTCCAGCGGCGCGGGCGAAGCCCGGGGCGACACCGTGGTGCCCGACGAGCTGCTGCAGAAGTTCAAGGAGAACCTGTCCAACAAGGAGGGCAGGACCACGGCCATCACCTTCGAGATGGCCAACGGCAAGCCGCTGCGCCTGTCCGCCGAGTCGATGATCCGGCACTGGGCGCGCGAGACCGGCCGGCACGAGGGTCTGTCCGAGGAAGGTCAGCGCAAGATGCTGGCCGACGCGGTGGCGGGCGTGCTGGCGCGCGACGACATCAAGGGCATCAAGACCGACCTGAGCAAGGTCAAGATGAACCGGCCCAAGAAGGGCGCCGACGGCGACATGATCGCCGCGCAGTCGTTCCTGCCGACAGCCAAGCTGTCGCCCGAGGAGCGCAAAGCGCTGGGCAACTGGGATGTCAACACGAACCAGTTCGTGAAGAAGGCCGCAGGCACCGCTGAGGCTGCGCTGGCCAAGGCTGACCGCATCGCAGTGCTGCCGCTCGACACGAAGGAGTTCCGCGATAGCGACGAGCTGCGCGACGAGCGCGAGCAGTTCGAGGCCGACATGGAGCGCATGCTGCGCGACATCCGCGTCGAGGGCTCCAAGGCCAAGAAGGAGATGGGCGGCATCAAGGGCAAGGTGGCCCATGCCGAGATCTCCCGGCTGGCTGCCAACGTGCAGGATGCCTTCTACAAGGCGCTGCAGGACTTCGAGAAGGCGCAGCTCAACGGCTCGGGCCTGGACCTGATCGGTGGTGACCTGGGCATGACCGACAACGCTGCTGAGGCCGCGAAGGAAGAGGCGCGTCGCCAGAAGATGCCGCGCGTCTACGACGAGGAGACCGGCGAGCAGCTGCCCGCCTACGCCCCAGGCAAGAACGTGAAGGCCGCCCGCGCCCCGTCGGTCGTCGGAGACAGCAACCTGAAGGCCACGATGGCCAAACCGGCACCCGGCAAGAACCCGATGGCGGACGACAAGTACGCCACCGCAGAGCAGCGCAAGGCCGCGAAGGAGGCTTATGACGCCGCCATGAAGGCCTACAAGGAGGACGGCGCCCTGGTGGCAGAGATGCTCGCCAAGAAGGCCGCCACCTCCACCTCGCCGGACCGCATCGACATCCTCACGCGCCAGAAGGAAGAGCGTGAGCGCATGGTCAAGGACAAGGACATCCTCGACATCGCCAAGCATCAGGAGGCAGGCCACTTCATCGAAGCGGACGCCGCCGAGGTGGCCCAGGAGATGCTGACGGACCTGATCCGACTGAACACCGCCGCCATCGAGGCCAACGGTGACTACAAGGCCTCGCGCGCTGCGTTCGACGCCGCCATTGAGGCAGGTGCTCCGCTGCGCGTGGCACGCGCCGCCGCCCAGGCCAAGGCGCTCAACGACATGGAGGCGTTCATGGACGCCCAGACCAGTGGTGAGCGCTACAAGAGCCCGGAGGAGCGCAAGCGTCTGGCAGAACTGCCGAAGTTCAACAACCCCAAGATCACAATCGTCAGCCAGATCTCGAAAGAGGATCTGCTGCGGGTCGCCCCGCTGCTCGCAAAGGCCCAGATCGACCGCGGCTTCAAGATCGACACCGGTGTCTGGCCCAAGGAGGCGACATCCGCGTACCGCGCCGCCGTCGAGGCTGAGCCCTCACAGAAAGGACGGATCTTCGCCGCCGTCAAGATGCTGCTGACCGGGGAAAGCTCTACCGACCTCATCGCCGGCGGTGTGGCGGGCCGGCGGTCTTTCCCTCGTGCTCTGTCCGAGAAACTTGTCGCCAGCGAGAAGGACATGACCGCCTTCGGGCGTCTGGAGGCCTTCGTCGCCCAGCGGCTTCAGGAGATCGAGTTCGGGTCGGAGGACGATGCTGACTTCTTCTACTCCTGGTGGAACTCCCCGGAGACGCTGAGCCGGACCATCGAGGAGACGGTCAAGGGTCTCAGCGAACGGCTGCACATGCCGTCCGGCTCTGGGCGGGAGACCCTCGCCAACATTCTCGGCGCCACCTTCGACGAGTCCAAGCGCAAGCCTGCGACCAAGGCCCAGCCGAAGGTCGCGTCCGCGAAGCCCAGCCACGTACCCAGTACTGAGTACTCAGAAGACGCAACGACGACCGTCGACCGGATCCGCGAGCTGGTGCGCACGCTCTCGCCGGAGCAGAAGAAGGCAGCCATGGCGACCGGCTATGCGCCGTGGCCGGCGGCTGTCAAGCAGGCCTATGGCCAGATCCTGTCCAAGCTGAAGCCGGAGCAGAAGCAGAAGTGGGGTCCGCACATCCAGGCTGCCATCCGGCACATGCTGCACGAGCGACTGCAGACCGCCAAGACGCCTGATGCCAAGGCCAAGGTGTTCCGCGAACTGGCTGACGACATCCGGGCCATGACCGACGAGCAGCTGGAGGCTCTGCTGGAGTCGAACCCGGAAGCTGCCGGCGCCGTGCTGGCTGAGGCTCGTCGCCGCCGCGAGGAGATCGAGGCGCCTGCGAAGCAGGTGGAGGCCAAGCCCGTCGAGGCTGACCCGAAGGCTCGCCGCAAGGCTGAGAAGGAGATCAAGGCGCTGGTGGCCAAGCTGCGCGGCACGAGCGTGATCGCCAAGGCTGTGGACCCGGAGGGCGGGGTGAAGGGCACGATGCGCTTCGCTGACGTGCTGAACCGCACCATCGAGGTCAACGTGGGCGCCGACGGCTCCTACGACACGAGCACGGTCCACCACGAGGCCATGCACGACTTCTTCGAGATGCTGCGCCAGGGTGAGCACCGCTACCGCCCCGAGGTGGCCAAGGTGCGCCGCGCGCTGCAGGCCTGGGCGCACGACGACCAGGTCATGCGCACGCTCGCCAAGCACTTCCAGGGCACGCCTGCCTGGGCTCACATCAGCCGCACCGACGAGGTGGGCATGCACGAGCGCATCGCCTACGGCTACCAGCTGTGGGTCGAGGGCAAGCTGAACCTGGAGCCCAAGGCTGACCTGGGCATCGTAGGGAACTTCTTCCGTGATCTGTTCCGCTGGTTCGCCAGCCTGATCGGGGTTCACTTCGGCCCCGAGCGCGCGCAGGAGGTCTTCGCAGCCTTCGCCGAAGGGCGCTTCGCTGACGAGACCGCCAACGGCGGTCTGAAGATGACCGAGTGGGTGCGGGCCAACCCGCAGTTCGTGCCGACCGCCGCTGAGAAGGCCGGCAAGGCCATGGGTGAGATGGCCGAGAAGCTGGTGAGCAGCGCCTCGACCCGCATGCGCGCCACCGGCCTGCCGGCCGCCATCAAGCTGGCCGACCTGTTCCATCAGGACGTGGGTCGTGAAGGCCAAGGTCTGGGCTTCCTGCAGGAGCGCGCCATGCAGACCGGCGTGTGGACTGCCAAGCTCAACGACATCCTGAAGGACACGACTGCGCAGCAGCGCGCCGTGGCCCTGCGCAACCTGCAGAGCATGCGCCACCCGAAGAGCACCCTGGAGCACAACATCCGCGCCCTGCTGGAGGAGATGCACGCCTACCTGCAGGAGGCGGGCGTGAAGCGCCAGATCGGTACGGACGAGTATGGCAAGCCGGTCTGGGGCGACATGGGTAAGGTGACGAACTACTTCCCCCGCTACTGGGACTCGGCCGCCATCCGGGCGAACCCGGAGAAGTTCGCCGAGGCGCTCGAACCATTCATGGGCGAAATAGCCGCACGGACGGCCGCCGACAAGATCGGCCTGAGCGACGGCATGACGGACCTGGCCGACAACGACCAGCAGATCGGCTTCACGCCGGGCGCCGAGAGCGTCAACCGCCGGGTCTTCGACTTCATCAACGTCTCCAACGCCCACCAGTTCGTCGAGTTCCAGATCCAAGACCTGACCGCGGTGCTGACCAGCTACGTCAACAAGGCCGTCCACCGCGCCGAGTACTCCCGTCGCTTCGGTAACGGCGGCGAGAAGCTCCAGGACATCCTGAAGGAGCTGTTCGAGCAGGGTGCCACGCAGGAGGACCTCGAGACCATCATGAAGGGCACGGCGGCCATGACGGGTGTGCTCGGGGCCAACGAGATCAACCGCACATGGGCGGGCATCCAGGGCAACATCATCGCCATCGAGAACCTCGCCCTGCTGCCTCTGAGCCTCTTTGCGAGCCTCATTGACCCGCTGGGTATCGCCATCCGCACTGGCAGCTTCAAGGACGCCTGGGAGGGCTTTAAACGCGGTATGGACCAGCTGCGCAAGGACCTGACCTCGAAGGTCACGGGTGCCAAGCAGGAGGAGACCGAGCTGGAGCTGCTGGTGCGCGACCTGGGCGTGCTGGACGAGAACAGCATGATGAACGCCTATGGCGACGCCTACAGCGGCAACTACATGTCCCGCGGCCTGAAGAAGCTCAACGAGACCTTCTTCCGCTGGAACGGCATGGAGGGCTGGAACAAGGCCATGCGGGTGCAGGCGACCATCGCCGGCTCCCAGTTCATCCTGAAGCACCTGCGCACGGTCAACGACGAGAAGGCCGACCCCAAGGTCAAGGCTGAGTCCAAGCGCTACCTCGACGAGATGGGCCTGAAGGCTGAAGACCTGAAGAAGGTCGAGACCAAGGCTGTGTCACTCACCCGGCGCGCACTGCACGCCGGCGACCCGGCGGTGGAGGTCATCTGGGCCACCAACAACCGGGAGGAGCTGCTGAAGTCCAAGGAGGACGACACGACCTACCGGCTGCGCCGCGCCCTCTTCAAGTTCGTCGACAGCGCTGTGCTGCGGCCCAACGCCGCCCACCGCCCGATCTGGGGCAGCGACCCGCGCTTCGCCCTGATCTTCCACTTGAAGCAGTTCACCCACAGCTTCCAGGAGGTGATCATGAAGCGCGTCTGGCATGAGTGGAAGCAGGGCAACACGAAGCCCGCGCAGGTGGCGCTGACCTACATCCCCTTCATGGCCGCGGCGGACGCCGCCAAGGCCATGCTGCTCGGCAAGGGCTTCGACATGAGCCTGGGTCAGTTCTTCGGCAAGGAGGTGGAGCGCAGTGGGCTCCTCGGCACCGGTCAGTACGCCGTGGACGCGGTGCAGGACATGGCTCGCGGCGACAACCCCGCCGCCTCCTTCGTCGGTCCCGCGGCCGACCACGCCGGCACGATCGCCGACTGGATGGCAGGGTCTGCCTCCACGAGGGACCTCGTGGACCGCTCGGTGCCGCTCGCCAAGTACGCGCCGAAGTGACCCCGATTCAACAATCTCGGCCCACTCCCGGGCCTCCACCCACCCGGGAGCTTGCGTTTGCTGGGTCGGTGTAACCGCTTTCCCTATACAAATGCGGGGTGGTCTCGAGACCTGCTACACCGCTAAGTCGTTGATTCTAAAGGCCTTTCAAGTACTGTAGTACTTGTAGTACTACAAATAAAAAATTCATATATAGAGAGCGATAGCTCTATTGCCCTTCTCATTCCCCCTCTATATAGCCAATCAGGAATTTTTCGGCGGGAAGTGCAACAAACACACCTTTCCCCTTTGGAATCAATGACTTAGAGTGTTGTAGTGCAGTACTACATCTGCTACAGCTACTACGCGGCACTCGTGCCGATGCACCAGCCTGTCAACCGCGAATGTTTCTGGATTGTGAATCCTTGTATCAATTACAACACAGGTGTCAAGAGTTCCGATAAAATGCACGCATTGATCAACTTCCTCCAAGAACTCCGTACTGAGTACTGAGAAAACCCCAAGATGTCCCGCGACAAGTTTGCCAAAGCCACGATCCTCCCGACCCTGCTGACGATGAAGTGCAAGGGCTGCATGACGATCAAGATGGTCTCGGACTTCAGCCCCCGCAAGGACACGAAGACTGGCTACAGCACGATCTGCAAGGCCTGCATCGCTGCCCGCCAGCGCCAGAAGCGTGCCGACCAAGACCCTGCCATGCGCCTGTACGAGTACGCCAAGCGTCGTGCCATCAAGCGCAAGCGCGACTTCAACATCCTGCCGGAGGACCTGGTCGTGCCTGCCATCTGTCCGGTGCTGGGCACCCCCATGCGCGTGCCGTCGGTTGACCGCATCAACCCGCTGCTGGGCTACGTGAAGGGCAACGTCCGGGTGATCAGCCACCGTGCCAACATGCTGCGCAACAACGCCACCTACGAGGAGATGCAGGCCGTCCTGGCGGACACTGACGCCCTGATCAAGTCGGGCCGTCTGCCCGCCGAGGTTGCCCACCGCGTTGCCCACGACCAAGGCGAAACAGACGAAGAGGGCGTTGCCCACGTCCCAGTCGAAACTGACGAGACGGACGAGGCATAGTGTCTGGCAGGGGTAGTTCTTCCGAACCGGGCAGATGCCCGCTAGGAATCGATTAGAGGCGCTTTGGCGCCTCTTTTCATGTGAGGTAGGGTGATCCCCTTACATGACGAGCAGAAGCTCCCAGAGGTCGCTATGGAAGAGCGCGATGACCCCCAGGAAGACGGGGAGTTCGAGGACGCAGAACATGAAGACGTTCACCACCCTGTCCAGCGCCGTCTTCGGCTCGACGTGGATCTCGAGCGCCTCGTCGAACTCCGGGAGGCGCAGCTGGATGGCCGGGGGCAGCTGGCTGTCCCGCCACATGCCGAAGAGGATGCGTGCCAGGACAGCGAAGGCGATGACGAAGGTGACCATGTCAGTTGCTCTTGAAGGTGCGGGGATTCGAGCCGGGTTTGGCCATGGCCTGCATCTTGGCTCGTTCGATCTCCATGCTCTCGCGCAGCTTCCGCAGATCGGACAACGCGTCGAAGGCCTCTTGGGCGACTGCAGTGAGTGCCTGCTTGCCTTTCAGCTCAGTCATCTTCAGCTCGTGCTCCAGCTCTGCAGCGCGGGTCGGGCGTCCGACGATCTCTTCGACGATGTCAGCGACTCGCTTGATGGTGTAGGCGACAGTCGCGGTGACAGCCAGGTAGGCGAAGGGGATTGCGGGGATCATGGTGAACTCCTTGGGTTGCCAGTCAGGCGTGGTTGAGAGGGTACTTGGTCCAGCAGCTGGCCTTATCCAGCTCGTCACGATACGGTCCTGCAGCAGGCCTGATCCTGCTCGTCACTATACGGCGCGGCTCAGTAAGCCAGCGCTTCCTTGTACTGCTGCTGCACTTCCGGGCCCTGCAGCTTGATCCAGGCGATCACGTTCTCGTGATTCTTGGCGATGACCGAGGGGGACAGCCAGCTGAAGAGGAACAGACCTTTGCCGCGCTCCGCGCCAACCTCTTCACTCAGGTGCCACAGCTCCTTGGCCTTGCAGACCGCCCAGCTGACTGCGGCGATGCCCAGCGCCGCCACGCCGCCGCCGACCCCGGCCGTGCCGGTCTTGGTCTTCATTGCGACCTCAATGAGCTTCAGCAGGAAGCTCATCACCAGTGATGCGAGTGCCAACATCCTTCAGTGTCCTTGATTTGATCCAGTCAGCAGCCTCTTGCTCGCTGACCAGGTGTTGCTCGAAGAAAGACGGTGCCATCGGTACCGCCCATTTGCCGTGCGTGTAGATCATGACCCCCTTCATGCAGCCGAGGATCACTGCCACCTGCCTACCCTCCTTGTACCGCCCGTTCATCCAGGCGATCTGCAGAGGGGAGAGAGCCGGGAGAACGAACTTCCTGCCCATCCCGGCCTTCGGGTCGTACTTGTACTCGACCCACAGCTCACCCCCGCTGCCGCTGTAGTAGACATCCGGGATGCCAGCGGTCAGCGGGTTGTTGAGCTTCATGTGATACGGCTTGACCGCTCCCATCTTCCGATGCAGTCGTTGGATGAAGTCGGTTTCAGGTTTGCGGCTCATGACGTATTCACTCCGGTGATACTGCCTTGATCAGCTGCTTGCGCAGATGCTCCTTGGTGCTCTCGTTGAGGATCTGGACATCGCCCTTCTCCACCGGCACCCCGCTCTCGGACTCGTGTTCACGCACCTTGATGGCCGTCGGCCGGTCCAGGTGGATGATCAGCCCGCCGTGTTTGCGCACCCACTCAGCCTCGTTGGCGAAGCGCACGTCGCTGATGATCATGCCGGGGCCGGTGTGGGTGAGGTAGTGGCCGGCGAGGTTCAGCCAGATGTCCTTGTCGACCATCAGCCGGCCCCATTCCGTCCCCAGCGTCTGCATGAGGTAGCGGGGCGACTTGCCGCCGAGCAGCTCGATGGGCTCTTCCTTCAGGTCCTGCCAGAGCTTCTGCGACATGTCCACACCGATGGCCTTCAGCATGCCCCGGATGGGGTCAGCGAAGGCGTACCGGTAGCCACCGAACTCCTCCAGCAGCATCGCCGCAGCTGTGTCCTTGCCCGTCCGGGCCTTGCCGGCAATGCCGATCACTGGGTACTTCATTTCCTGCTCAACTCCACGAGACGACCGAACAAATCGGTCAGGGGTTCATCCGCGCGCACCTCGAAGGCCTCGACCTTGTCGGGATGCGCCATCCAGTGAGCAGGCATCCACAGCCGAGCCTGCTCAAAGCGCTTCTCCAGCAGGCACGCGAGCACGCTCGCCACCCGCTGTACATCCATGCTCTCGCCCTCGCAGAAGAGGACAGAGCCACGATTCGTCACTGCTGTCATCGAAGTACTCCGTACTTAGTTCTGGGTACTAGGCTGGGCTGCCGCCCACTCCCTGTCGACGCGCTCGAGCGTGCGGGCGATCTCCCGCTGCAGCTTGGCCATCTCTGCCTTCTGCTTGTTCTGGAGGGCCACCAGCTTGGCCGTGGCCTCCTTGTGGATCTTGGCCCGGCGGGCCTGCAGCTCTGCCAGGTTCAGATCCTCCTCGTCAACCTCAGTGAGGATCGAGCGGCTCATCGCAGGACCCTCCGCGGCTTGGCCGCAGCTGCTGCCGGAGCGGCGCCGGGCTTCGGTTGGAAGCGCACCGGGGCGCCGTTCGGCGAGCGGTAGCCTGTCAGGTCGGGAGGTGTCATGAGCACGGCTTTGGCCTCCTCGCGGCGGCGCATGTAGGTCTCGAACTCGTCCTCGCGCAGCGGCCTGACCACCTCGAATTTCGGCTCGGGGTAGGCCACATCGTCGCGCAGGAAGATCCTCGTCACAACGCCGATGGGGATCGTCTTCATCTTCGTGGCGAGCTTCTGCACGTAGGCGTCGAAGTGCTTCAGGCTCACCGGCGGGATGCTGGCGGTCCACATGATCGGGTCTTCACCTTCGTCCGCCACGCTGGTGAGCGCGATCAGGCGGGTGTTCTTGCAAGCCTTGCCGCGGCCGGCAGAGCCGAACTGGTTCTGCGGGCAGATGAGGCAGTTGCTGCATTGCGGCACCGGCGACTGCTCCAGTGGGGCCAGCGTGGACACGTCGTAACCCATGGCCACGCATGCGGGCGGCACCGGGTTGCTCGGCGAGTACTGCTGGTCGAAGTAGCTGTTGACGGTGATGAAGTCGATAATCACAGCCTCCAGCTCCTCACCTTCCTGTCCGTCAGGCAGAGCGATGGTGTGATTACCGATCCAGCGGATCTTGCCGGTGGCCGGCGAGGAGATCCTGCCCTGGATCGACTGGGCTTCTGCCAGCAGCTGCGCTTGGTAGGTTGCTGGCAGGTTCGACGTTGTGCGGGTCATGGGGGGTCTTCAGTGGGTTGACGGAATGCGGCTGATCCGCACATCCAGGCCGTCGATGGTCGTGTAACGCATCGACTCGATCTGCCGCTCGTGTTTGCGGATGGCGCTCACGAGAGCGGCACTGTTGGACTTCTTCAGCCCCGGGTAGGCAGCCAGGAGAGCGCGCATGTTCTCCTTGGTGCCATTGATGAACGTGTCGCCGAATCGCAGGACCATCACTTGTTCCTCAGATGGAGGCGACGGTACTGCTTCGGCAGCACGCCCGGGATCATCTCGCCGCGCTCGAACAGCTCGCGGCACGCAGCCGAGTTGACGCGCTTCTCGTAGAGGTGGATGTTACGGGATTCCAGCACGTACTCGTCGAAGGCCTCGCGGTCGATGACCTCTGCCTTCGTGCTCGTCACGATGCTGACGCTCGCCGATGCACCTTCGCTGCGCGTGATCTCCTGCGCGTCCAGAGCGTCGAAGATCTCGCGCTCCACGCTGAGGATCTGCAGGTTGATGGCCTTCAGCTCCTCGTCCTTCGTCGACTTCTCACGCTTCAGAGCAGCCAGCTCTTCGATCCATTCGCCAATCGTCTTCATATTCTCGGTTTCCAGCATTCGGGGCACATCACCTTCTTGGTGAAGTGGCCCTGTTTCTCACGGTACCAACCCTGGCCCCCGCAGATGGTGCAGGGGCCAGAGTAGGCTTGATTGCTCGCCCATTTCAGGGCAGCGAAGGCCTCCGGGTCGCCACCCCTGTCGGGGTGATGAACCATCGCCTGCCGCCGGAAGTACTCCTTCCTGGCGTCCGGCGTGAGGCCCTTCATCTCCTTCAGGAAGTGGTCTCGCCAGTTCATTTCGAGTAGCAGATGTCCCAGCCACCCTCTGCGTTCAGCGGGTAGCCAACGGCCCATTCCGGCGGCGTCGACATGATTTCCTGCATGATCTTGCAGGTCTCTTCAGCCTTCTCCACCGGCACGCAGGTGACGACCTCATCGTGCGTCATCATCACGACCCGCAGCCCGGCGTCTTGCATCTTCAGCATCTGCTCGGCGACGATGATGCGGGCGATGGCCTGCGTCACGTTCTCCGCGAGCAGGCCACCGTACAGCTTCGCTCGACCAGCCTTGACCTTGTAGGTCACGTCCTTGAACGAGACGCCTCCCTGGTGGTCGAACACCGGCGTGCCCTGCAGATCCTCGTAGTGCAGGAACAGCCCGTTCGGCAGTCGGCAGAAGCCTTTGCCGAACTCGAGCACGCCGACCTTCAGATCGCGCCCGAGGATCATGGCCGTGATGGCCTCATCCATCTTGGCCCAGAACTGCACGATCTTCGGATTGCGAGTGCGGAACGTGGACACGGCCTTCGCCGCCTCCAGCTCCGTCAGGTTCACTGCCGGCCCCATCATGCCCTTGGCCAGCGTGTCCTTGAACTTGAGCGAGCCCATCCCGAAGCCCAGACCCAGCCGACCAACCTTGCCGACCGTCCGCTCCGGGCTCGACTTGCCGTAGGGCACCTCGGGCTTGCCGAAGATGTCGTTGGCAAGGTCGATGTAGAGATCGGTGCCGTCGCGGAACATGTCCAGCACCCGCTGCTCGCCGGCCAGCCACGCGATGCCACGAGCCTCGATCTGTGCCGAGTCCATCACGCACAGCGCGTAGCCCTTCGGCGCGATCACGGCGCGGCGCAGCCGGCCCTTCTTCGGCAGGTTCTGCATGTTCATCTTGTTGCCGGCACTCCAGCGGTGCGTGTGTGCCCCGCTGTAGTGCAGCATCACCGGCAGCTTCTGGCCATCCTTGCCCGTCTCGATGAAGCGTCCCGCCCGGGTCTCGCCGATGGTGCTCTTGGCAGCCAGCCGGGCGAAGTAGAGGTTCTTCACGTCGCGGCTCGGGTGATTGCCGAGCGCCTGGAACTCGAGGTCTGCCTTCGAGAAGGCATACGTCTGCTTGCCAGTGCGCACGCTCTCCTTCATGGGCGGCTCGACGCCGCGGTCGCGCAAGGCCTGGGCGAACTTCTCGTTCGACATGAGCGTGTCGATGTCGACCCCGCCCTGCTCGATGGCGACCATCTTGCGACCCAGCTCTTCCTTCAGCTCTTCCTCGACCAGCGGGATGTCCACTTCCAGTACCGGGTCGCAGAACATGCGCATGGTCATGTCCACCAGTCGCAGCTCGCTGTCCGGCATGAAGGGGTACATCGCCCAGAAGATCTCGAACGTGTCATCCACGTCATCCGTGGCGTAGAGCGCCAGGGCCTTCTCCTCTTCCTCAGTCAGGTCCCACTTGTCCTTGATGTCGTACAGCGCCGCCTGCTTCACCTTACCGGCCAGGCCGTGGGCTTTGGCGATGGTGTCCAGGTTGTGGCGCCCGGCATGACCATGGACCGCGCGGGCCATCGACAGGGTGTCGATGTAGAAGCCCGGGTGGATGCCGTAGACCTCGTGGAGGATGAAGCCGTCGAAGGCCAGGTTGTGACCGATCACCGCCGTCTTGGACCAGTCGATGCTGTTGAACAGCTCGGTGATCTGCTCCCGGAAGTAGACCTTGGTCTGGCCCTCGCCGATCTTTACCGACCAGCAGTGGACATGGAAGCGCGGGTCGCGCACGTAGTCCGACGTGCTCATCTTCGAGAGGGTGTAGTCCTTGCCGAAGGCGGTCTCCGCGTCCATCGTGATGATGTCGTAGACCTTGCCGCCGACTTCCAGTTTGCTGCGATCCGTCATGGGGTGACCTGTTTGAATGCGGAGTTGAGCAACTCCAGGATGTTGATCTGCTTCACGTTCTTGTCAGCCAGGCGCTGGTAAACCAGATCCTCGATGGTGCCCTTCGCCAGGATGCTGATCGTCTCGGTGCGCTGCGTCTGGCCGGCCCGATACGTCCGCCGGTTCCCCTGCAACCAGTGCTCCAGGTTGTAGGTGGGCGACGCCCAGATCGTCGTCGTGCCGCGGGTGAGCGTCAGGCCGTGGGCCGCCGAGGCGGGGTGGGCCAGCATCACGCGGTAGAAGCCGTTCTGGTAGTCCTTCACCGCTTCCATCCGGTCCTGCTCTTTCACGCTGCCGTCGATCACCGCGAAGGTGATGCCACGCTTGGTGAACTCCTCCATCAGGAGGTCACGCTGGTGACGCCAGTGGAAGAAGACCACGCTGTGCTGCCGGGCCTCCACCAGGTCCGCGATCATCTCGTACCGGCTGGGGTCCACCACCGCGTACTTGTTGGCGTCCCCGGTGTAGGTAGCGCCCGAGGCGATCTGCAGCAGCTTGTTGGCGACACCGGCAGCGTTGACGCTGCTGATGACCTCACCGCTCTCCAGCGCCAGCAGAGCATCCCGCTTGAACGTCTTGTAGACCGAGGCCTGGCCCGGCGGCATGAAGAAGGGCACTTCCGTCTCGAAGTTCTCCGGCACGTCGAGGCACTCCTCGAACTTGTGCCGCACGGTCATGTCCTTGATCAGCTCGCCGACCGCTTGTTCCGCACCCGGCTTGTCCTCCCACTTCAGCATGTTGGCCGCGGGCCCAGCCTGGGAGGGCGTCTGGGTCATGTTCCGGAACTTGTAGAAGCTCTTGCCGAGGCGCTGCCCGTCATCCAGTATGTAGATCTGGTTCCAGATGTCGGTGATCCCGTTGGAGTTGGGCGTGCCCGTCAGGCCGTAGCGATACTTGAAGTGGCCCTTGATCTTGTTCAGGGCCTTCGACCGCAGCGACGTGTGATGCTTGAACGCACTCAGCTCATCCATGATGAGCGTGTCGAAGCGCGCGAAGAACTCCGGCCGCTGCTCCATCAGCCACTTCGTGGCGTCGACGTTGGTCACGTACACGTCAGCCGGGCGGGCGAACGCCTGAGCCCGGCCCTTCGCCTGCGCCACTGACACGGTGATGTGCGGGGCGAACTTGGCGAAGTCGTTCTCCCAGGCCGAGCGCAGCAGCGACTTAGGGGCGATGACGAGAGCGCAGCCCCCGCCATTGCGCCGCCGTTCGGCGAACAGCTCGATCTGGACGCGCGTCTTGCCGGTGCCAGGGTCACTGGCATCGAGCACACGCTCGTGGGTACGCATGAAGTCGACGGACTTCTTCTGATGGTCGAACAGCGGGGACGTCATTCAGACACCTTTGTCGCAATGCCCGGTGCCGCGCGGGCCATACGGGCAGTATTTGCAGGAGAACATGTTGGGGTTGGCTGGGAAGTCGGTGCAGGTGGTCAGGTCCAGCGCCCGGGCGTTGAACTTGGCCTTCAGCTCGTCAAGCTGCTCGCGCTTGAACTCGCGACTCACAACCTCGCCATTGTCGAGGTACCAGATCTCGCACGTCACCTTCTGCACGGCAGGCTGCCGCATCATGACGACGATGGCGTAGAGCATGAGCTGCTCGCCATGCTTGATCTCGTTGCCCCACTTGCGCCCCGTCTTGTAGTCGATGACCAGGACGTGGTCGTCAGTGATCTGGGCAACGGCGTCGCACTTCAGGCGCAGCCAGCTGTCGGAGGAGGTCCACGCCACCGGCTTCCACTCGGCGTTCATGGCCCACTCATCCTCCACCTTCACCTTGCCCTTCTTGAAGAGGGCCTTCAGCGGCGTCAGCTCCTTCTTGAAGGGCTTCAGCTCCTCGACCAGCTCCACCTCCCCCTTCACGAATTTTTCAGCGGCGGAGTGCAGGCGGATGCCGCGCTCGAGCTTGGTCTCAAGCTCCCCCGGCTGGCGCTCGGGCTCGGGCTGGGGAATCTTGTCGCCGAACATGAGCTTCGCTTTCAGCTTGCAACTCTCGAACTGCACCAGCCGCGAGTAGCTCCACGTGGTGATGGGAGGTTTCACTTCTGCTCCTTGATGGCCTGGTAATGCCAGGTGTCTTTGTACCGAGTTTCGAGTACTAAGACACTGCCTGGGTACATGCGCTGCAGCGCTTCACGCTTTGTCGCCCACCGCTCCGTGACGAGGTGGCGCCGCGCGCTGAACTTGACCCGGCCGCACGTGAGCACATGGTCGGCCGGGAGCTTCTCCCACCGCTTCTTGTCGAGGATGAAGTAGGCGAGGGACTCGTTGTAGATCATGTGTCGATGTGGAGGATCTCACCCCAGGGAGGGGTCTCAGAAGAGTCGATGATAGCCCACATGACGGGGTACGAGTGGGGTTGTTCGGGGAAATCAGCGTAGCCGTCGGTGAAATATACCAGGCAGCGCGGGTTGATCTCGTTCTCCTCGATCCAGTCGAACACCGGTTGGAAGGAGGTGCCACCACCGCCGCGCAGCGCCAGCTCGATGTCATCGTGCAGGCCGAACGTGTCGACGTGCTGGATGTCGCTGTCGCAGTAGACCACGTGCAGCTTGGTCGGGCGAGCGGCTTGTTTGATGTCGTTCAGCTCGGCGGCCACACGCTCGAGCAGCTCCTGCGTCATCGAGCCGGAGGTGTCGATGGCGACTACGATCTCGCCGAGGGTGTCGTTGCTCTGACGTGAAGGCATGAAGAGTCCTCCGCCGATGAAACGGCGATTAGGGCGTTGCCAGCTGTAGTCGTCGGGCGAGCGCTCAGTCATGAAGCGCGAGAGCGCCTCAGCCCAGCGCACCTTCGGTGCGAGCTGACCGTTGATGAAGATCTCGAGCGAGGACGGCAGGTGTCCGGACATCTTGGCGGCCTGGGCGGCCTCGGCCAGCGTCTGCTGCCAACGGCGCTCCTCAGCATCCTTGTCGCCCTCGGTACCGTTGGCGTTCTCACCATCGCCCACCGTGCCGGTGGCAGCGGATTTCTGCTTCTGCTGATCGGAGGGCTGCTCCGGCAGCTTGTTGTAGATCTCCTCGGCCGTCATGCCGCGGTACTGGGCATCGAGCAGACCACCTTGCGGCAGCTTCATGCCGGCGTCATGCAGGACGATGTTGATGGCGTAGTCCGTGGCAATGTTCCAGCGCTCAGGGTCGCGCCCCTCGCGGCGCAGGTGATGCAGCAGTGCGCAGTGCATCACCTCGTGTGCCAGCACCCCAGCACGCTCCGGCTCTGGCATGGCAGCGAAGACCTCGGAGTTGTAGATGATCCGGGCGCCGTCCGTGTAGGCGACCGGGCACTCGGGGTCCTTGTCGGTGGCTTCGCGGACTTCCATGCGCATGACCAGCGAGGCGAAGAAGGGCTGCGAGTTCAGCAGCATCCAGGTCATGGCTTTGGTTGCGGGGGTGATGGTGGTTGCCATATCAGGCCTTCATAAGTTTGAGGATTGGGATGTACGGGAGGTAGGCGTACCAGGCGTCGATGAAGTGCGGGGCCATGTACGATTTGGCTCGAAAGAGCCGCTTTGGATCCTTGGACCAGCAGAGGATGCGGTGCTTGTTCTCCTTCGAGCTGGCCATCCAGAAGGTGCAGAGACCTCGCGCCTTGCGGTAGAAGCGCCAGGCCTCGACAACCCTGGTGGATGCGAAGAGCATGTTCCCCTGGGCGGGCTCATCCAGGTACATGACCATCTCAACCGGCTCTTCGCGGCCTGGGATCACGATGCACACCCTGATCGGGTGCGCAATGCTCCTGCCGAACCGCAGCGGCGGTCGCCCGGACTGCTCCCACTCGGCGCTGATGGCCTGTTCAAGGAGCTGATAAGCAATGCCGTTCAGCGCAGAAGGGAGAGGCAACTCGCCATATGTCTGACATGTGGTAACGAGTCCCGCAATTTTGCCGCGTAACGTGATTTGCTCCTCTTCAGAGCGAGGGGTTTGGTGAACCATATTTCCAGATCCGAAGTTCGACAACAGATTGCGAGATCGCGCATGACGCCCATCACTTCACCTTCGACCTCGCCGATCGGCAGTGATACCCGCTTCCACTCCTCGCTTTGACACGCCCGATCGAACTCTTCCGGATCGATCAGAATGCCTTCAAGCGGTGCGACGAAGTAGGTCCAAGGGACAATGCTCTTGGGGCCATGCGCCTTCAACTCGAGCGGAGTCACGCCAGGGATGCGTTTCTCCATCCACTTGACCTGCATGTGGGGGAACATCGCGTTCCACTCGGTGATGTTGCGCATTGCGTGGAACTCCCGGGCGATCGCCCTGGCGTCATAGATCGACTCGACTTTCATTTCATCAAGCTCAAGAAGGCGTCACGGAATTCGAGATCCGGCAGCAGTTTGCGAAGCGCTGCCGCCGCCTCAGACTTGCTACGGTTGAGCAGCTGCCTGTCCTGCAGCCACCGATGCACGTCCTGATGCCGGGCGAACTGCAGAAAGCCCTTAGCCGCCTGAAAGGCCGGGTAGTCCTCTTCGACAATCACCTGCGAGGCCTGGATCCATTGCTCTTCCTTCGACCGCTTCGAGCACTCTTCCCCAAAGCCTGCCTCGTAGTCGGCGCGCAGGCCCCAGACCACCATCCGGTTGTACTCATCGTAGCCGACGCCCACCGCCACAAACTCCATGACGGACGCCTTGTACTCACTCACGTTTGGTGTGAGCTGCAGATCCGGATACATCTCATTCCACTTTGAGATGACGCGCACCGTTAAGTAGTGCCAAGGGATGACGGTAAGCTGCGAAGGAAGTAGCAGCATTATTTGCTCCAGTGGGACTTGTACTCGAGAATGGTGGCCTGCGCCAGCAGCATTAGGCTTGTGGTGCCGGCGTCCGTCTTGATGTATGCCCGGTGGGCCGGCTCCCACTCGGTGTACCAGGTCAGCTTGTCCTTCAGCGCCGGGCCGTGCATGCGCAGGTTGCGCACCGCGGCCTGCAGCGCCATGCGCTTCGCGTCCGGCAGCTGAGCCGTGGCCAGCCACCGGTCGATGCGGTTCAGCTCAGATAAGAGAGCCGGTTCAGTCATAGTGTCTCCGCAGGAGGTGGTAGAAAACGATCTGCCTGCGGGTCATCCAGCTGAAGTCCGGACGCCCGTTGGCCTGAAGCGTGATGACCACATCTGCGAGGAACGCTGCGCGGCGCAGGTACGACTGCCGCTTGCCGCGGAACACGATCCGTCCCGGCGCCTTCTCCCGGGGATGAGCCATGATGTGACCGAAGTAGTCGCACGGCACGTACTCTTCCTCGGTCCCGAACAGGTTGTTCCGCAGGATCTGCGTGTCCGGATGCTCTTCGTTGTGCCACATCACGATCTGTTCGCGGAAGTGGTCGATGAGGTCGTCGTCGAGTTTCATTGCATCAATCTCAGCAGGCGTAGGTTGTTCAGCAAGGGCTCGTACTTGCCGCACCCCTTCAGCTCAGTCTGAGTGCCGTCAGAGATACGGTTCAGCGTAGCCACGCAGAGGTGAGTGCTCGCGCTGATCAGCAGATCGTAGGTGTCCCGGGCAAAGCGGTACTCCTTGCTCTCCGGGTCACCCCGGTGCGCGGACATGACACGATCGCACGCCCGGATCTGCGCCGCCATCCAGGCGTCGTGTTTCTCAGTAGCCATACTGCGAACGCCCCGTCAGCAGGCTGTAGTCCTCGATGGAGAGCAGCAAGAAGGCGTCATTTTTCGGCCAGTGCTTGCGGGCCACCGCTCGCAACGCAGCCAGGCGGTCGAACGACTGCTTGCCGATCTGCGCAAGCCACTGGTACTCAGGATCCTTCTTCATCACAGCGTGCTCGCTGCGGTACTTGGGCCAGCCGATCAGGTTCTTCTCGGTCATCGCCTCGCGCACGCGATCGCAGCAGACGCGGTGGCGCAGCTTCTTGATCTCGTACAGGCGCTCCTCCGAGCGGTGCATGACGAAGGCGGGGGTGACGCGGATCTTGCCGTTGATGATTGCGAGTTTCATGCTTCAGTCCTGCTGTTCGTGTTGAGGATTCGTTTGATACAAGGGATGTCGCTCTCGGCCATCCACCCCCAGTGCTCAAGGATGTGCTCGTAGGTGAAGTGGTCCTTCTGCTGGTTCGTGAAGATGATCCCTTTGCGGATCTTGGCGGCAGCCTGGAACACCTTCCAGCCATCGGCCACCTGAGCCAGCTCGAGCAGATCTTCTTCGCCGATCTCGTTGTAGAAGCTGCAGCCCGGCTGGTCGTACTTGAAGGTGGCTCCGTCAACTGTGACCGTCATCTTCGACCAGACAGGCAGCCAGTCGGAGTACTCCTCCGGCACGGCGTGGCTGCGCTCGAGAATTGCAGCTGCGAGCGGTGTGTCAGCACAGGCCCACCGAATCTCCCTAAACAGGGACTCCTGCGTACTCCGTACTAGGTTCTGAGACGGCCGGGGCAAGACGCCAGAGCTTTGCGAGGCCTTGCGTATGAGCGAGTAGGGGGTCATTGGAAGCATCCTCGTTGAGCAGGTCATCCACCGTGTCCGGGACGAAGTGAATGCAGTAGGGGTTGCCGAGCAACCGACCCTGTTGCCAAGCATCGAGCTGAGCCAAGGCACGGACATCCATCACGAAGGTCTGAGCCGCGCCGCTCTTCAACCGATGCAGTGGCAGGTAGTCGACACTGAACTCTGCCGGCACCATCAGCATCGGCAGATCTGGCGTCTGGGTGTACAGCCGCCGGTAGCCGCCGTACCGCAGCTCGATGCGGCGGGGCCGATGCTCAGAGACGCCCGCCGGGCGGTTGTGCCAGGCCTCGATGGCCCCGGCCGGCACCAGCTCATGGACGGCCGCCAGCAGACCTGCCTGGAGACGCTCCTGGAACCAGGGGGAAACTTCCAGCTCGCGCATGAACTCGTACAGGGTCATAGCTGATCTCCGATGAAGCTGAGGCGGGCGCGCCATTGACTGAAGCTGGGCGGCAGGTCTTTGTCCCAAGGGTTGTCAAAGCGTGTGCTGGTGAAGATCCCCCGGCTCTCAATGGGGATCGGCAGATCCGAAACGAGGTGCAACACCGATTCGATCCGGGTGCGCAGATCCTTGGGTAGGCGGTTGTAGTCAACTGTGCCGGGCAAAGTGCTCGGCGGCACGTAGGTAGGCAAACACCAGAAAAAATTGAGGGGGCCGAGGCTTGTTGTCTGGTGGCAGGAAGCGAAGCGTATGTCCTTCTCCGCAGCATGCCAGATAAATTTCGCCAAAGCCGACCCCCTCTCCGGGGGGAGGGTTGCAACGCAGAGCTGGGTGACGTTGTCCAGATCCCAGAGCCAACGCTCTACTACAAGGGCGATGAATCGTCGGAGGAAATCCTCTGCTCCAGGCGATCGCGCAGAGACCTGCAAGCCGAACTGCTTAAGATCTTCCATACGTGCTCCAAATCGCGGTGGATGCGGTAATGGTTGCCAGCCCTGATGTAGTCGTTGCAGACGGCCAAGGCTTTATGGATCTCGTCAGGCGTCTGGAAGATGGAGAGCTGAGGGTGGTCGTACAGCTCCGGCCGGCCGGGGATCCGCAGGTAGCGCGGCGCCTCGCCGCCTATCATGACGGACCCCGTCATGTTCTCGCGCAGCTCCGCAGGGAGCTGCTCGATCTGCTCGACGATCACAGCGGGGTAGCAGGCACGCGCTGCTGCTTCGCGTGCCTCCAGGGAGATGTCCCGCCAGTGCTCGATCTGGAGATCGTAGAGCGAGTCGGCCACCGCGTACTGCTCGGGGGTCAGATCAGCTTGCTTTTGCGCACCCATGTCATGAACTCCGGCTGGAAGCAGAGATTGCTGTTGGCCGGGTTGCGGACGATGTCGCGGGCGAACAGCACCTGGTACTCACCCGGCAGCCGCTCGATGTACTTCATGGCCTGCTGCCAGTTCTTCACCGTCGTGTGACGAGCCAGCATGGTCGTGACGGCGTAGTTGGCGCTCGGCTGCTTCGGCAGACGGGTCTCCTCGGGTTTCTCGAGGATCTCCTCGGCCGTGGGCAGGTCACGGTACAGGTTCTTGAAGGCCATGTACTCGACCGAGGCGGCGTCGCCCACCGTGCCGGCGGCCAGCATCGGCAGCAGCTCCTCGTCCGGCTCCTGCTTCAGGATGCGGTCGAAGAACTCCCAGCTGCGCGGCGTGGCGAAGGCCTTGGCGTCCTTCAGGTTCTGCAGGCGCTGCTTCTCTTCCTTCGTGGTGCCCGAGTGGGACTCGGACTCGTTCAGGAAGTTCTTGCGGAAGCGCAGGAAGGCGATGATCGTGTCATCAATGTTGGCACCGAAGGCCCAGTCGATCCAGTCCTCGAAGTGGACCTCGAAGTCGATGTGGCTGAAGCGGTTCTTCAGCGCGCTCGACATCTGGTTCACGATCGCGCGGTCCTGCATCCGGTTGCCGGCGGCGACCACCACCCAGCCTTCCGGCAGCTCGTAGTCGCCCAGCTTGCGGTCCAGCACCAGCTGGTAGGCGGCAGCCTGCGTGGCCTGCGCCGCGGAGTTGATCTCGTCGAGAAACAGGATGCCCTTGCCTTCGGTGGGCAGGAACTTGGGCGTAGCCCAGTCTGTCTTGCGGTTCTTGGAGGCAGCCGTGCCGGTCACCAGGGGGATGCCGCGCAGGTCAGCGCTGTCCAGCTGCGAGAGGCGCAGGTCGATCAGCTCCAGGCCCAGCTTCTTGGCCACCTGCTTCACGATCTGGGATTTGCCGACACCCGGGCTGCCATGCAGCATGACGGGTTGTTTGGCGTTGATGAGGAGTTCCAGGGCTTTCGCGGCTTGTTGGGGACGCATGGTCATGCCTTCCTATTGAGTGATTTGAGGTCCGGTCCGGGGACGATGAAGTACCGGAACGTGGATGCTGCTTGATTCAGAGAGACACGCAAGCACAGGGCTTCGACCCAGCTTGCACACCAGTGAGTGGGGCGGCACTGCAGTGCGTCAGAGACCCCGTACTTGCGTGGTTTCATCAGTGAAGCGTGTGAGAGTTGGCGATCTCGGCCTGAGCGGCCTCGGCATGCTGCTCGAGGTAATGAGCCAGCTGCTGATTGAACTCAGGCAGCTCGATGCTCAGCGAGGTGATCAGGTCAGCGACCACGCACGCGAGATCGTGCGCGCGGCCGCCGTAGGCCTGTACCGTGGGCAGCTGATCATCCTGCTCGCCCTTGTAGGCAATCAGGCCGATCACCGCGGTGACATCGGCGTCGTCAGGGACTTCTTCGAGGGACTTGTACAGCTTGTCCAGCAGCTTACGGTTTGCCATTGATGATCACGTCCAAGTTGGCGTCAATGTCGATCAGCACTTCGCCGATCTTGCTCAGGTGATCCTCGAGGGCCGAGATGCGACGTCGCAGATCCGCGATCACCTTGTCCTGTGCAGCCTCGTGGATCTTGCGGCGCGAGGAGGTGCAGTACACCGCCGAGGCCAGGTTCGCCGCCCGCATTTGGTCGGCGACCATTTGGTCGATTGCTCGTTGGTTCATTTCTTCTCCATGCACGTCATGCAGGGGATCACCGGGACGACCTTCTCAACCGTCCGGGTGCGCCATTTGACCTTCTCCACCACTTCCGGCTTGGGCGGCGTGCGCGTGTCCAGCTCATACGCGACGCAGTCCATCAGCCGGATCGTGGTGATCAGGCGTTGCAGCCCACCACTGGCGCCGGCACCGATGCTGCCGCCGGCTCCGTTACTCCCGTTGCCGCCGATCCCGAAGCCCCAGCCGGCAGA